TGCATGCGTTTATCTGCGAGCGGCCCGGCCAAAACCGTGGCGTGCCGTGGTTGCATACCGCCATCAAACGCCTGCACATGCTGGGTGATTACGAGATTGCCGAGCTGACGGCCGCGCAGGTCGGCGCGTCAAAAATGGGCTTTTTCGGTTCGCCCGAGGGTGATAGCTGGTCGGGCGACGATGTCGAAGGCGCAGCCGGTGACGGTTACGGCCCGCATGATGACGCGCCCATCATCGACCAGGTTGAGCCTGGCACGTTTCACCAGTTGCCGGACGGCACGACATTCACCCCGTTTGACCCGCAGCACCCGACAGCAGCCTTTGCGGATTTTTCCAAAGCGGTTTTGCGTGGCGCGGCCTCAGGCCTCAATGTTAGTTACCCGACGCTAGGCAACAATCTTGAGGGCGTTAATTTTTCCAGCATCCGCCAGGGCGAGCTGGCCGACCGCGATCATTGGCGCGTATTGCAGGGCTGGTTGATCGATCATCTACACCGGCCCGTTTATGCAAAATGGTTGCGCTGGGCATTGTTAACTCAGGCCCTGCCGCTGCCCGCCAGCAAAATCGCCAAGTACCGCGCAGTCGTATGGCAGCCGCGCGGCTGGGATTGGGTTGACCCATTGAAAGATATCAAGGCCAGCGAGGCCGGCGTGGCGCTGGGTGTGACCACGCGCGCCGAAATTGCTGCCAGCAAGGGCCGCGACCTGCGCGAGATATTCGCTCAACTCAAGGCGGAGCAGGATCTGGCCATCGAATTCGGCATTAACATCAGCGCGCCGGGTGTGGCGCAACCACAGGAGGTCACAAACGATGACGACTAAAACCATTCAAACCGGCATGGAATATCGTTCCATGCCCGTACAGCGCGACGGTATCGACACCGAGGCCCGCACCGTGGCAATCGCGTTTTCATCCGAGGCCAGCGTCGAGCGCTGGTTCGGTAACGAAATTCTGGATCATGGCAAATCATCCGTGCGCGTGGGGCGTTTACGCGATGGTGGGCCGGTCCTGATGGACCATGACGTGCGTGACCAGGTCGGCGTCGTGGAATCTGTTTCAATCGACGCTGACCGCGTGGGGCGGGCAATGGTGCGCTTTGGAAAAGGCAAACGAGCGAGCGAAATATTTAACGACGTGGTCGACGGTATCCGAAAGCATATCAGTGTGGGTTATCGCATCCACAAACTAGTGCTGGAAGAAGAAAACGACGAGCTGGCCACCTACCGCGCCACTGACTGGGAACCCTACGAGGTCTCATTCGTGCCGGTTCCGGCTGATCACACCGTGGGTGTGGCTCGTCAATCTGAAAATACATTTAACACGGAGATTGTCATGACTGACAAAATCGAAACTGCCGCTGCAGCAGATGAAACCCGCAGCACGCCCGCCCCTGCCGCTACCGCGCCGCAGGTCGACACCAAGCGCATCGCCGAGCAGGCCCGCGCCGAAGAACTGCGCCGCATCAGCGACATTGAGGTACTCGGCGACGAGCACGGTCACAACAAGCTGGCGCGCGAGTACATCAACAGCGGCAAAAGCGTTGATGAATTTCGCATGGCGCTGTTGCAAAAGCTGGGCAAGGCCAAACCGGTCGCCACCGGTGACGCCGATATCGGCATGAGCGACAACGAGGTACGCCAGTATTCCTTTGTGCGCCTCATCAACGCTCTGGCCAACCCGGCCAACCGTGCCGCGCAACAGGCCGCCGCGTTTGAGTTCGAGGTATCCAATGCCGCCGCTGAACGTGCCGGCAAAAAGCCCGAGGGCGTCATGGTGCCGTCAGATATCCTGCGCGCCAAACGTGACCTGACCGTAGGCACTGCCACGGCGGGCGGCCATACTGTGTCCACCGACCTGCTGGCCGATTCGTTCATCGACTCGCTGGAAAACGCCATGCGCGTGCGCCAGGCAGGCGCTACCATGCTGACCGGGCTGGTTGGTAACGTGGCTATTCCGCGCCAAACCGGCGGAGCAACTGCCTACTGGGTAGCGGAATCCGGCAGCCCGACCGAGAGCGCCGCCGCGTTCGATCAGGTCACGTTGTCGCCGAAAACCGTGGGCGCGTTCTCCGACATCAGCCGTAAGCTGCTGCTGCAAAGCTCGATCGACATCGAAAACTTTGTGCGCAACGACCTGGCCCTGCGCCTTGCGCTGGCGATCGATCTGGCTGCCATCAACGGCAGCGGCCAGGCGAACCAGCCGACCGGCATCCTCAATACCTCCGGCATTGGTGATGTTGCAGGCGGCGCCACCGGTCTGGCGCCGACATGGGCGCACTGTGTCAACATCAAAAAAGAGGTTGCCAAAGACAACGCGCTTATGGGTTCGTTGGGCTGGCTGACCAACTCTGATGTTATCGGCAAACTGCAAACCACCGAAAAGGCCAGCGGCACCGCCCAGTTCATTCTGGGTGACGACGCCAGCCGCCTGTGTGGCTACCCGGTTTATGAGACCAACCAGGTCCCGAACAATCTGGACAAAGGCACCAGCACCGGCGTGTGTTCCGCGTTGATTTTCGGCAACTGGGCGGATCTGCTGATCGGCATGTGGGGCGGTCTCGACATCAACGTCGACACCAGCACCGGCAGCACCAGCGGCACCGTGCGCGTGGTGGCGTTGCAAGACGTCGACATCGCGGTACGTCACGCACAGTCGTTCTCGGCCATGCTCGATGCACTGACCGCCTAAACGGCAAATTGGCAACCCGGCGGGGTGCGTGGGGCGCCCCGCCATTTTTAACGAGGATTTAACGCCATGAAAATTGAAATCACCCGGCCGACGCGCGTCGACGGCCAATCTTGTGCACCGGGCGATGTCATCGACACCGACCGCAAAACAGCAGAATTATTGCTATCCATGCGCAAGGCCAAAACACCGGACAAGGCCCGCGCCAAACCTGAAAAGACGCCCGAGTAAACCATGCCCGCGCACACCGCCAGCGATGCCCAGTACCTGATAGACGGCAATGATTTATCTGTCACCGTCAGCTATGGCGGGGGTTCAACGGCGCAGGGCGTATTAATTCGCAGCCACGTCGACGCGCTCGATTACGACGCGCGATCGCTCATGCTGACCATGACCAACACTGATGCCGCCAGCATCAGCATAGGTGCCAGTGTGACGATTGACAGCACAAGCTACATCGTGCGCGGCCGCGAGGTCGGCGACTACTACACCACGCTGCAACTGGGCACGATATGACACACCGCGCGGAAACCATCATGACCACCATTGTCAACGGTTTAACAGGCCTGGCCACCACCGGTCAGCGCGTCTATCGCGGTCGGTTCGACAATATCCCGGCGCTGCCGGCGCTGTCGGTGTTCATGGGGCGAGAATCGCAGGTTGAAACGCAATCATTCAACGTCATGCGGCGCGAATTAGAGGTTGAAATACAAATCACTGTGCAAGGTTTGTATAACCTCGAAACGAGTATCAACCAGATCCGCGCCGAGGTTTACGCGGCGCTGATGGCCGACGTCACGCAGGGCCGGTCCTTCATCATTAACACAACCTGGCGCGAAGATACCGCGCCCGAATTTTCACCCGAGCAAGATCAGGGTATCGCCCGCGTCGTCATGACATGGGCCATTTTATACAGTCATTCTTTAACCAGTGCGGAGAGCTAAACCATGAGCAAAAAGCAATTCAAGCCGCGCCAGGGTGGTAAACAACCCGCACCGGCGCCAAAAAAGGAGGCCAAGTGATGTTGAAAATTCGTGAGGCGATTTACGTCGATACCCAAAGCGCGCACGGCACACCGGCCACGCCGACCACCACCAACTCGGTTCAGGTCAGCAACCTGAATTTTTCATTCAGCGATGCGCGTATGGTTGACCGCTCCGGCATCGTCAAAAACACCAAGGGCACGTTAAAGCAACTGCACGCGGGCATGTTGGGCGAGCTGACATTCGATGTCGAGCTGAAAGGCAGCGGCGCGCAGGCACCCCGCCCGAGTACAACGATTTGTTGGTATGTTCCGGCATGGCCGAAACCATCGTGGCCAGCACCAGCGTGACCTATGCCCCGGCCACCGATAACCAGCAGTATTGCACGATTTATTTCATGCAAGACGGCGTTCGCCGCATTCTGCAAAATGCCGTCGTCAACTGGACGCTGAACCTCGAAACCGGCGCGGCCGGTATGCTGTCATTCACCGTCACCGGCCATTTGGGCACTGCATCAGATACCGTATTCGCAGCGGGCAGCTATCAAAGCACTGTTCCGCCGGTGGTGCTGGGTGGCGCGTTTGCAATCGGGGGTTACAGCGCTGACATCACCAAACTGACGCTGGAACGCGGAAACCAGATCGTCAAACCCGCCAGCATGAGCGCCGCGGACGGTTTCGGCCAGATCCGCATTGCGCGCTGGGACATCACCGGCACATTCGACCCGCTCGCAACCCTGCTGGCAACCAATGATTGGGTCGGCGATTGGGAATCCGGAACCAGTATGGCGCTGGCCACAGGCACCATCGGCAGCACCGCCGGCAACCGCTACGCCATCACCGCGCCCGCTGTCAGTTATCGCAGCGTCGGTTATGCCGAGCGCGAAGCCGAACGCGCGTATGAAACCGGTTTTGCCTGCGCCGAATCGTCCGGCGATGATGAATTTGCTTTATCTTATACGTGATGATTATGGGATTAGTTTCCTTTATTTATTCCAGCCAAAAAAAGCGATTTTATTCCTGCCTGGATATCGCTTGGCGACAGTCAAGGAGCAAGCGCGCAACCGCCGCACCACCTATTGGATTGAGTTTGACGGGATTAAAAAATCCCTGGCCGAATGGTGCGAGGAATTGAAACTGCCTTACAAGCAAACCTGGAAACAGTTGCGCGTGTATGGCTGGTCGCCTGAAAAGGCGTTTTTGCAATCGTAGAGGTATTCATGGCAATACGCGCTCTGTCCGGCCTGGTGCCGGAATGGTACACCCCGGCCGGGCAGGATGACGACGCCAGCCCGACCCGGTTCCAGATCCGCCCGTTAAACGGGCGCGAGCTGGGCATGGTGTCTGATCACATCAGCATTGCCGACAACCGCATGCTGATCGCCGCCGAGGGCGTCGACCGCTGCCTGGCCATGGGCCTGCAGGATTGGGAAAACCTCGAAGGCGAAAACGGCCCGCTGCGATTCAGCCGCAACGCCATGGACCTGCTGCCCGTCGGCATCCGGCGCGAGCTGGCCAGCAAGATTGTCACGATCAGTTATTTATCGGACGACAATCGAAAAAACTGATGATTGCTGTGGAGGTCGCGCGGGCGCCACAGCAATTTACATGCAAAACCTGCGCCGCCCGGCACTGTGACGAACACGGCGCATTGCCGGGCAGCATCGGCCCGGCGCCGATGCCGCGTTACGAAATCGAGGGCGTTATACAGTCAACCACCTGCCTGCTGCCCATGGTTTCCAGTTTCAGCCGCGAGTGTTTGCGACTGTACGGCCATTATAAAAATGGCCTGTTGATCGAGTCCGGCGGGTTATACGACCAGCCGAATGTATATATTGAGGCAATGGGATTGATAGATGGCCACAAGTAGGCATGAAACCCGGTTTGAACTGACCGCCAGCGACAAAACCAAGGCCGCGATAAAAAGCGCGCAAGACGGTTTCAGCTCGCTCGATGGCATGGTTGGCAAACTGACGGCCGGTTTCGGGCTGCTGGCCGGGGCGGGTGGTATCGGCGCGCTGATCAATCGCCAGGTTGACGGCGCCCGCCAGGCCGTGGCNTATGCCGACGCGCTACAGGTGCCCATCGATAAACTGACCGCCATGCAGTCAGCGGGTGAGGTCGTGGGTATCGGCAGCGACAAACTGGCAGACATACTCAAAGACACCGCCGAAAAAATTGCCGACGCCTACCGCAACGGCGGCGGCGAGGCGGTCGAGGTATTGCAAGGCCTGGGCCTGAGTATTCAACACATCAACAGCCTGTCGCCCGATCAACAACTATTCGCCATTGCCGAAGCGCTGGGCCAGGTCGGCACGCAGGGCGAAAAAATCCAGATACTCGAGGCATTGGCGAGCGATGCATCGCTATTACTGCCGTTGCTCGACAACAACGCCGAAAAATTCAAAACCCTGATGAATCAGGCCGATGAAACCGGCAAAACCCTGACCCGTATCGAGGCGGATACTTTACTCGAAGCAGGTGAGGGCATGCGCGAACTGGATCAGGCCCTCGATGCCCTGGCGCAGACATTGGCCGTTACGCTGGCGCCATATTTAACAGACTTGATCGAGTTCGCGACCGAAATCGCGGGTAAATTTAAAACAGCCGAAACAGCCGTCGAGGGTTTTTTCGATCAGCTATTTGCAGCAAAAAATGACGAGGCATTTACATCGTTAAGTGAGGCGCAAAACCGGCTCGATTTATTGGTTTCGCGATATGACGCATTGCAGGGCCGAATCGAAAACGCCGGTGACGCTGACACTNGCATGGCNAATCGTCGNCTNGTCGATCTGGAAAAGGAAATCATACTACAACGCGAGCGCGTTGCACTAGCCGAACGCCAGCAACAGATAATGGAGGATTACCGCGCAGGCCGGGGTATGACAATTGAAATTGATGATCCATTAACAGGTGGTGGAGGCCCGGATTTAGCCGAACAACAACGCCAACGAATGGAAGCAGCAGCAGAAAAAATGCGCGAGTCATTTTTATCAGAACGCGAATTGCTCATGGAAAACCACCTGGCCCAGCTCGACATGATCGACCAGTTCGAGTTGAACAAAATCGAAACCGAAATGGGCTACGATGACCTGCGCCTGGCCGCCGCGCAGGATCTGAAAAACAAAATGGCCGCGCTCGATGAAAAGGATGGGCAGCGCCGCATGCAACTGGAAAGCAAGGTGCAGGGCACAATCAACAGCCTGAAAATGCAAGGCGTCAGCATCGCCGTCGGCCTGCTACGCCAACTCGGCCAGGAACACGACGGCGCAGCCTATGCCGCCATCGCACTCGAAAAAGCCATGGCTGTTGCATCAATCAACATCGAGGCCAG